TACTCCAGCGGCTCTCAGAGCATATGCGGTCAACTATAACATTCTTAGGATTAAGAATGGTATGGGTGGTGTCGCATTTGGTAACTAAAATTTTACATTGTACCCGTCGAACCAAATCCTCTATTCGCGCGCATGGTTCTTTTTAATTCACTCACTTCCTCGACAAAAGGTGTCATACACTTTTCTAAAATTAATTGAGCAATTCTATCACCCTTTTTAATTTCGTATGGAATAACCCCGAGATTAAATAGGTTTACTTTTAATTCACCAGTATAATCCGGATCAATAACACCCGCACCAACGTGGATACCGTATTTCACGGATAAACCCGATCTAGGCGCTATTCTACCGTAACACCCAGACGGAACAGTCGCACAAACACCCGTACTCACAATATTACGTGCACCAGGGTCAATAGTCAATTCATCGAGACTGTATAAATCGTAACCAACAGATCCCGGTGATCCACGCGTTGGTAAAACCGCGTCTAACGTTAACCGTTTAATTTGAAGAGTTTCGGGGGGTATCATTTTTATTATTATAATAAATCATTTCTTTATATAAATTAAATATAGTAATATATAAATGACCGTGGAAATAGTAACTTATGCGAATAAATCATTCGGTATGTTTGAAGAACTTGTAAATAACGATTTCGGTGTTAAAGTAAAAGTTCTTGGTATGGGTAAGAAATGGAATGGGTTCTTGGACAAATACAAAGGTCTTTTGGAATACATGGAAACGAAAAAAGACGACGATATAATTGTTTTCCTCGATGGGTTTGATACAAAAATAAACAAGAATCCATATAATATAAGAACATTATTCGAAAGTTATGATTGTAAAGTACTCGTATCAAAAAACCCCGATATTTTTGATGTAGGATTTGGATTTCCTAAATGTGATAATAAACATATTGGAAACGTTGGTATGTATATGGGTTATGTTAAACATCTTACAATTTTATTAAAAGAAAGTTTAAAACCAAAGTGTCAAGATGACCAGGTTAATTTGAATGCCTTATGTAAAAAATATGATTTCGTAAAAATCGACGATAAGGAACTAATTTTTAAGAATTTTAGTCCACTCGATAAAAAAGAAAATGTAAATGCTGTATTTATTTCTTTTCCAGGAAGTATTACTTTAGAAAGAATATCAAGACAACCTAAAGAATATATGCAATTTTTTTACATTCACGTTTTGTTTATAAATATCGCTTTACTTGCATTCTTTCCCCAAAAACAAAATTATTTATTGGGTTCGTTATTACTTTTTACGTTCTTTTACATATTTTATGCCGATAAAAGTTGTACATTTGATTAAAATATATACACATTGTAGTAATAATGTCAGTAGAAGTAGTAACTTATGCGAATAAATCGTCGGGTATGTTTGAAGAACTTGTAAATAACGATTTCGGTGTTAAAGTAAAAGTTCTTGGTATGGGTAAGAAATGGAATGGTTTTAGTGATAAATTTATTGGACTACTGGAATACATGAAAACAAAAAATGACGATGATATAATTATTTTTGTCGATGGGTTCGACACAAAAATAAATAAAGATATTTCAAACGTTAAGAGTCTTTTTGAAAGTTATAATTGTAAAATACTCGTATCTAAAAACCCCCTTGTACTTAATGACGGTTTTAGATTTAAAAAGTGTGATGATAAAAATGTAGCAAATTCTGGAATGTATATGGGTTATGTTAAACATCTTACAATTTTATTAAAAGAATCTGTGCAATTGAAATGTCTGGATGATCAGGTTAATTTGAATGCCTTATGTAAAAAATACGATTTCATAAAAATAGATGATAAGGAATTAATTTTTAAGAATTTTGCTACACTTGATAAAAAAGAAAGTGTAAATGCTGTATTTATTTCTTTTCCAGGAAGTATTACTTTAGAAAGAATATCGAGACATCCTAAAGAATATATGCAATTTTATTACATTTACATTTTGTTAATAAATATCACTTTACTCGCATTCTTCCCTAAAAAACAAAATTATTTATTGGGTTCTTTATTATTTTTTACTACCTTTTACGTATTTTACGCCGATAAAAGCTGTACAACTGATTAAAATACACAACAAAGACAATACTAAATCTTCGACAGATACTTCGTAACCTAATACAGGTATTCGAAACACGCGATAATCTTTGTAGTGACAAGCGGTTTTTTCACCTCTATTCACTACCTTTTCTGTAATTTTATCATATATACCATGGCAATGTCTATTATACCTATTTGAACTCATTTCACCACTCATTTTATATTCCTCATCCGTCCAAAACGAATTTTTTTTATCAATTTTTTTATTTAGGTTTTTCATTGTTGTTGTTTGTACATCATAATGAAAAGAATGTTTATAGTTTATTATTTTTTCTGCACCTTCGCGTGTAATGAAATATGCAGCGGTCGAACCAGATAATAAATAAGGATTACCACCCTCTTTAGGACATACACCATCACAATGTAAACTTAAATAGTCCCAATCTATTTCACTAAGTTTTGTTTTCAAATAATTTACATTTTTAAAAGTTGGAAATGCATCATCTTCTAATATAAGAGCAAATTCATTTGAATCGTTCTTTAAAAAATGTTTAAGTGCCTGTATATGACTATACGTACAGCCAATAGCAGATCTAGGCTTTAATAAAGGTGCTGTTCGAACAAAATGTTTTTGTAATTCACTCTTATCAATATCTTCAAATCTATACCCACTAATACGAACTGGGTATATACCAACCTCATTAAGTTTCTTTTCTTGAACATTGTATCGTTTCTTTTGAGAATCCAAATTTATAACGTACGTATTAAAGTCCATTTATTTATATAAATATTATATTTTACACTTCAGTGCTGCAAAAATAAGCCACGCAATTACATGATCGACTGAATAATGTTCTCGAGACGCCACCGAAAAAATGGATGTTAGTATTGGCCACACTGGCCACAAAGGTGAACCTACGTAATATGATGATATAATATTAACTGTAGCGTGTCCAGAAAACATATAATCGTTACAAAAACCAAATGGTGGTTTTAGTTTACACTCCTTGGATGAAGGTAACGTTGTTACATAATTTGATAATGCCCTAAAAGTATACATTAAAATAAACGCCGTTAAAAAACTTTGTTTTTTAGATTTTCCCCACGAATTCCATGAAAATATAACAAAGAGTATAGGTATAATTAACGCATAATCACCCAAATGATCATATTTTTGTAAATTTGGTAATAAATCAAATCCTAAATCATATACTCGTTCACCTTCCTTAACATTTCTTTTATAAGAAACACAGTATCCAATTAACCCGTTCAATAATAAAGCTAATAAAAATAATATATAAATGAACATTGTTCTAACATACCCTGAGAATATATTTAAAAGTATGAGTTCAGTACTAATTAATAATGAGTTTGAAAATCATAATGGGGAACATGTTTTCGGGTAAAACAACTGAACTCGTTCGACGTTTGAAAAGATATGATATAATCGGAAAACGTATCATGGTAGTAAATTCTAATAAAGATACAAGGTCTCCACACGAAGTCTTACAAACACACGATAACACTAAATATAATTGTATAAAAACAGATGATTTAAATAAACTCAATTACGAAAGTGTAGATGTCATAGCTATAGACGAAGCACAATTTTTTACGGGTTTAAAAAAATTTGTTGAAAATGTACTCGAATCTAAAAAAACTATTATATTAGCAGGTTTAGACGGTGATTATAAACAGAGAAAAATAGGTGAAATTATAGATTGTATACCACTCGCAGATAAAGTTTTTAAAATATCTGCGATGTGTATGGAATGTATGGATGGGACACATGGTCCATTTACAAAACGAATTGTGAAAAATGAAGAAACAGAACTTATTGGTGGTAAAGAAATGTATAAAGCTGTATGTAGAAAACACTTATAAAAGTTTTATTTCATCGTCCGTAAGACTAACGTCTAAATATAATATTGTTCTATCATGTTCAGATTTATTATCTGCAAAATGAGGGAAAGTCGAATCAAATGTTACAGATTCTCCATTTTTAACCTTTATTTTATTATTTTTAATATAAAGATGACATTCATCCGGTACATCTAAACCAAGATTATACGCAATACGTTTAGAAGATAAACCAGTTTCTGCATCTACGTGAATTCCAAGTGTAGTTTTAGGAAGCATTTTATTAAAAGCAGCTACGCGTACACCATCTATATTTGAAAGAAAGGAAAATGTTTTGGGACAATATTTACAATTATTTTTTACAGGAAGACCATCGTATATAATAGGCCAACTTATCCACGTACTCCCATCGTCGTGCCAACTCTTAACCCACCCATAACCCTTTTCGAACTTTTTTACTAATTCGAGTGGTTTATTTGTATCACACCATTCACCTTTTTTCCTTGGTTCATCTTGTATAAATTTAGATGGTAATGCAACACACTCATCTTTTAAAGATATATAATTATTTTCGAGTATTTTTAATTTTTCGGGTGTTTTAAATTTCATTTATATTACATAACAATTTCTTTCCTTAAATCATTTAATATATTTTCATATTATATAAATGACAGTTCATTCCAAAGATTCCAAATTGACAGACGCACAAATGGGTATACTCGCCGTACCAACGCTCATGTTAATAACAGTCGCACTTCTCATTGTTTTAAACAAAAAAATAAGAAAAAATCCAGGTGCATATTTATCTCTCGCACTAGGATCGGTACATTTATACCACCATTACACACTCGTAAAATTACAAAACAAGCACTAGATATATAAAGTAATAAATAGTATACTATATAAATGTTTATGATTGAAGAACCTTATGGAATAACCCAGTTCCAGGCTTGGTTAATATCACTTACTCTCGGAATTGTTCTCTACAGAAGACATAAACGAGGGGAAAATTATATTCAATAATAGATCAATTACATATTTTTCTACCAAAATTATCATTTAGTATAAAAATATTAGGTAACAATAAGAATGAGTTCGAAAAAAAATAACGAAGAACTTTTAAATAATAATTTTTATATATCAGGATCAGCTGTTAAAAGAACACCGACCCAAAAACAATCTGTTAAAAGAACATCGACCCCAAAACAATCTGTTAAAAGAACACCGACCCCTAAAACCCAAACTGTTAAAAGAACACCGACACCTACAAAACAAACTGTTAAAAGAACACCAGTCACAAAACAAACTGTTAAAAGAACACCGACACCTACAAAACAAACTGTTAAAAGAACACCGACACCTACAAAACAAACTGTTAAAAGAACACCGACACCTACAAATCAAACTGTTAAAAGAACACCGACACCTACAAATCAAACTGTTAAACGAGAAAAAGGACAAACAAAACCTAAATTTTCTCTTAAAATTAAAACGAAAATTAAAACAAAATTTCAAACGAAATCAAAAACGAAAACAAAAACGAAAATGAATACTGATAAAAAAAACACTATTTCAATAACAAACGGATTCACAAAAAAAATTAATACACAACCTCCCGGTGTGAAGAAAAATGTTACAAAAGGTCTCAGTTATTTATACGCGAATAAGAAACTTTTATCAAATGCATATTTTAAAACCAATGGCCCAAAATTTAACAATCAAAATAACTTAAACTCGTATTTGAATAAACGAATAAATATATTAAGTTCAAATAAGCAACATTTATCATTTAAATATCCAACAGTTGATTTAACTTCTAAAAATAAAGATTTTGATATTAATCTTTTATTTTTATTTTATTTGGACATGATACACGATGGAACGATATCAAAAGTTACTTTCAGAACATTTTTAAACGGTGATATTAAAAAAATAATATATGGAGAAGATGTTATTGATTTTAGAATTACTACCATGATGAAAAAAATTATAGATAAAGTAGCAAAACCCCAGAAATCATCTATTAAAATAATTAATAATAATGACGTGATAGCAGAAAAACTCCAAGGTGGTTTCGAAAGCATTTTAAAATTACATCTCGATGAAATATTTGACAAAAAGTGGACCAAAACTATATCAACCAGTAGTACCGACTTTAAATATAATAAAAAATTATATATTTCACTAGACTCTGAAAGAAAAGATGACAGGGCTTCAGGTTCTCCGGGTATTATCTCACGCTTATTAGATAAATCTAAGAACAGTCAGGAAAGGTATATAAAACGATTCGAAACAGTAGGAAGTATTACAGATCCAGGTAAATATATGGTACAAGCTGGAATAAAAGATAATATAATGAAATTAACTAGCAAACAATATGAAAGATCTTCATCAAAATGGTGTCTTCAATTAATGACTTTTAATATCAATAATAAAATGAAAATTGAATTAGGGTTTGACGAAAAGGAAAGAAAATACACCTTAGATGTGAATGAATATAAAGTACCAATTGGTATGGAATCCACAACAGCAAAGGGATCTAAAAATGTTAAAATTAAAATTTCGAAATTATTGGGTGATTTTATACAAGTGTTATATAACGTGTCTCTAATGAAGGAGTATATAAATTCTAAAAACACACCTATCACAGATTATTTATGTTTAGGTACAACAGATAGTAATTTATCATTAGTCTATGCGTTCATGGTACACGAAATTTTAAATTATAAACCTAAAATTATTGTGGATTTACATAAAAATAATAGCGTTATTTTATACAATTTAAATAATCATATAGAACCCAAATATCCTAACAGTGCTCGAACAAATCAAACAGAATGGGGTTTAAGAACAGCTGGTCAGACTACCGTTAAACAAACCAAAAAACGTGCCAGAGTCCCACAATCAATGTTGTCACCAATTCCAGAAGGAAACAATAAAAATAATAATAATAAAAATCGACAAACAAAAAAACAAAACGTAGGAGGCATTTTTGGAACAATCAGAAAAAGATTTGGATTTTAAATAATAAATTCTAAACTAATAATAAAAATGACCCGAGTTCATTTAAAAAAGAGTCCTAGACTCGATAAAAAGTTCCGCGTAACGTTCGAAAACGAACGGTTCGTTGATTTTGGTGCGAAGGGATACTCAGACTATACAATACACAAAAATCCTATACGTATGCGTTCTTACGTAACGAGACATGGTGGTTTCATTCCACACATGATTCAAAAACAAAATGATCCTAAACTCGTCCACGTAAACATGCTCGATGTTACTAAAAGCGATACAGAAAACTGGGGTAAAACAGGTATCTATACGGCAGGGTTTTGGTCGCGTTGGCTTTTATGGAGTTATCCAAATTTAGAACACGCTAAAAAATTCATGTCTAAGAAATTTGGTTTAACTTTTCTTTAATACCACGTTTTTTAAGGTTCGCTTTTAAAGCCGTCATTAAATTTAAACGAGGATCGCGTTTCATTGGTTTGTTTCGTGGAATGGGTGGTGCTGGGGGTGGAGGAGGTGGAGGAGGAATACGAGGTCGAGTAATATTTATCACTTTAGCACCACGTGTTTTTGCTTGTTTAGAAGTAGTAGAAGACCTAACCAAACCCTTGCACAGTCTAAGAATTCTTCGTGTTTCTTGAACTTGATTCATAAGAATTGCATCCTTCTCACGTAAAATTTTACGACGTAATTCCTTTTCGGATAGTCGTACACGTTTCCCTTTAACCATTTTTGTGAGTCTAATACCCATTTTTTTAGCTTCGTCCTTTTCACTTTTCATTTATATTAACGTAGAAAATATGTTAATATATATGAATTCATTTAATTACTAATTTATTCTTCATTTGAAGGGGATTCGTCGCTACCAAAACGACCCCGTGCATCATTTATAAGAAGGCCTGTAAAAACCCAACTTATAGCACAGCACACTAAAATAATACCCCAAATCATTGGTGGTTTAAATTCCCAAGTCATTAATTTCGACCATATTGTTGTAGAACACAAAACCATGAAAATAAACGACATTACATGCGTGATTTCCAGTGCCATTTTTAATAATAACTTAGAAAAAATTATCTGTTCTATACATTTTAGCCTGAAAGTCACCAGTTTGACCCAAAACAGAAACATTTTCGTTACCGTATAATTCACCGCACCCTATGTCTTCCATACAATCACGATCACCAACAGTTACAGGTAAAGAGTATATTTGGTCACCTGGTGTTGTTGTATAATAATTATACCTATCGCGTCGACCTCTAACTTCTTTACCGTATAAAGGTAAAGTTTCATCGTCTGAACCTATTAAAACACCCATTTGTTGAACGTGACCAGGCTTATACTCTTTTATTGGGGGTTGTCTGTATTCTCTTTCAACTGGAATTTGTACTGGTACTTTTACGGGAACTGGAACTCGAACAGGTACCTTCTTTTTTATAATAATTGGATTATACAATTGGTACACTATAACCACTATAAGCAAAAATAAGGATATACCTAAAAGTTTATTTTTAGTACTCTTCTTCATTTATATTTACGTAGATAATTTCTTACGAAAAATAGGTTCTAAATTTATTCTATCGAGTCTATACTGAACAAATAACCAAAGGAAAAATAAAACGCTCTTTAAAAGATTGTTTGCATCTGTATCATCCATTTTATAAATGGGTCCCATAATCTTACCAAAAAATGTATTTTCTTTCTTTTCACCTGTTACAAACATTTCCATTTGCGTTAAAGCACACGTATCATCATTAACTGACCAGTGAAAGAAAATGAAAGGAACGACTAAAGAATAAAACTCGAGATTTTGTTTATTTTTCATAAACGGGACAACGAGTAAAGTCAAAAAACAAACCAAGTGAATGAAGAATATAATGTTCATCTCTATTAGTATGAACGAAGAAAAGAAACTACCTAAAATATGGCACCCCCAACAGGAGAAGATACTTAAGTCGTGGGGTGAAGCATCCGCCTGTTATAGATACATGCATTACCAAGCATACTGTTCGTACAAAAACCAGAGTATGAAATTTACAATACCACTTATCATAGTTAGTACAATAACAGGAACAGCGAACTTTGCACAAGAGACATTTCCCCCAACAGTTCAACCATTTGTACCATCCGCAATTGGTGGTCTGAATCTTATAACTGCAATTGCAACAACTATCATGCAATTTTTAAAAATAAATGAATTGATGGAAGGTCACCGCGTTGCATCTATACAATACGGTAAAATTTCAAGAACAATACGTCTCGAATTAACACTCCCACTTTTAGAAAGAACACAAAATGGTACAAACATGATTGAAAATATGCGCGCCGAGTATGACCGTTTAATAGAACAATCACCAAACGTACCTAAAAATATTCTAGATGCATTTGAACGTGAATTTCCAGATGAACAGGATTTCTTCAAACCTGAAATCATGCATATACAACCAATAATACCATTTAAAGCTATAGCTGAAAATACGATAATCACTAAACTAAAAGATGCAGTTGGAGGAACGGCAAAAAGAGAATTGAAGAAAGAACTCGACGAAATTCGTGGTACCGTTAATAATGCAAAGAAAACTATAAAAGCTGACATAGAAGGTAAAAAACAACGTGAAGATGAAATTGCAGATTTAAAAGGTAAAGGTCTTGTAAGTCTGAAAGGTGATTTAATGAATGAACTACGAAAACGAACAGAACTTATGGAAGTTGTATCAGAAATTCCACCACTAGAAGAATCTACAGAATCTTCGAAAGACGATTCGAAAGATAAGCAATCATAATAAACATAGATAAGTTAAAGAAACCGATGCACATTATATAAGGAATAATTTTCCTTTTTAAAGGATTTATAATTTTATTTTGAAGTGTATCACTATTCAAAACTAAATCTAATGCCTGAGTAGTAAGATCATCATCACTTTCATCCGACATGGATTCTTTTGTTATTATAAAACCACAAAAAAAGAAAAGTGAAATTTCGCTTCACGATAAAGAAATAAACTTATTAAAAAAATATTTAAAAGAAAATAAAAATGTATTTTTATGCGGCTCCGCTGGGTATGGAAAAACGTTTATTCTAAAAAGTGTTTTGAATGAATCAAATAGTATTGAGATATGGGATGAACCTCTCCGTAAAAAAGATATTTTTTTACCAACGTTAACAAAATCAAATATGCACGTATACATAGAAGATTATGAAACCGATATGCTCATACAAAAACATTTAATTGAAAAGGTTTCTGAAGGTGATAAAATAACTCAAAAACAACTTATAGTTACATCTAGAAATGTACATTTTATAGAAAATTTCGTTACCATGATTATAACCAAAACTAAACCCGAAGAAATTGCAAAATTAAAACCTGATCATCCAAATTCTTTATTATCTTCTCATAAATGTAATGGAAATATCCATAACTTTTATCACTATATTGATTTTCCATACGATAAAGATATATTCAAAACGCCAAAAGAAATAGTAATTGATCTTTTATGTAACTCTGGAGATATAGATATATGCGACTCTCTTTTTGAACACGGTCATATATGGTCTATAATACAAGAAAATTTTCCAGATAGTATAGAAGAAAATTACGAAAAAATAGCATATTCACTTTCACAAGCAGATATATATGATGATGAGTTATACAGGGGTGATTGGGATATAATGTCATTTTTTTCTTTATGTGCCATAAAAATACCAAGAATGTATTTTATAAAACCATTAAATAAAGATAATATAAGACCAGGTAAGTTTTGGACTAAATTTGGTAATCAGAAAATGAGACAACAAAAAATAAAAAGTATACAGAGACGCGCAAATTCTAAATTAGATCACCACGAATTTAATATTTTAAGAGAATACGCAAAAAAAGGTGACGTTTCTAAATTTAAAGAATATAATTTAATACCCCAAGATTTCGACGTCATGAATCATTTAGGATTACATAATAAACTCAAACAAAGAGAAGTTACAAAAATAAAAAAGTTGATTAAAGAAGAAATAAGTAAATAAATAAATCAAAACTATGTATAAATCTAATAACACGGAGGATGAAGAAGATTTTAAAATCACACGTGTTATTGGTAACGAAATCTTATATTATGGGGAAATCACAAACGAGGATATTCTCGAATTTATTGAGGAATTTAAAAGACTCGAAATCAAACTTCTTAAACAAAAGGCGGAATTTATAGGGTACGAACCAGTTATACGTGTTCACGTGTGTAGCGGAGGGGGTGATTTATTCGCGGGTCTGAGTGCAATGAACATACTCGAAAAGTCTCGCGTTAAGGTTATCACGATCGCCCAAGGTGAATGTGGTTCGGCGGCAACGTTCCTCCTTTTAGGTGGACACGAACGTCTTATCGGTAAGAACGCACACGTTCTCATACACCAAATATCAACGACCGGGTTTTGGGGGAAATACGAGGAAGTTAAGGATGAAATGAAAATGTGCGATAAACTCATGGATATGGTTAAGAAAACGTACCTTGAAAAGACGTCTATTCCAGATAAACAACTTAAGAAACTCATGAAACGTGATATATACTTAGACCCCGATGAGTGTATCAAATACGACGTCGTTCGCGGTCTTGACTAATATCGACGTGGCGTTTATACAAACCAATAACGGTCGCAATTATTAAAAATATACACAGTGTATTTGCGTTTAACGGTATAACTGTGTTTTCTGGAGGTTTGAGTCGTTCCATTCGGCTATAGTCGACGACGGGTATTTTATCCGCCATTC